CACCTTTTGCGGAACTTGTTTGCCGTTCTGTTCTTGAAGCACATATTGATCTTTACCTCGCAAACAAGATATAATGTGTGCTTTGCAATAAAGCTGTGTGTCAATTAACTTGTTATGTCTAGGGGTTAGTTTGGCCCAATTAGTATATGAGTTCCCCGGCATAGAAGAATGTATTTCGAGAATGCCTCCTTTCCCGCTCCATTCATGTGAAGCAGAATCGAGTATAATAACGTCGTACCCTTCTTTTTCACCATATTCTATGGACTCGATATACTTTTCCGGGGTAAAAGGTGCGTCAATATCGATTATGTCATAATCAAATTCATTGGCGTAAATATATCCACGATCTGCCTCGGTGTTAATTAAAAGAATTTTACCTCCTATGCCGGTTGCAAGGCGCAAGGCAGAATATGTTTTACCACTTCCGCTTGGCCCAATTAAAGCCATTTTGATATGTAGTTTTCGCCTAACCGCTTTCTTGGCCTGTATCGCCATTTATTTCTTCCTCCTTTTGGTTCGTAACATCGCAGAATTTTGCCACTCGGCAATAATCTTTGCATTTCCTACCCCCCCAACATTCGTCATTGGTACATGGTGGAGGCATTGTTTGGGTTTCAATCGCCCACAATAGTTCATCCCGCTTCATAGAAAGATACATTTTTACTTCTTCGTTGGGAATGTGCTTAACAGGGATTAAATAGCCATTTTGCTCAATACCTCGATTCTTGGCGGTGAAAGTTCCTCCATCCCTTACAATGGCCTCAACAAACATTTTTTTAACGGGGAAACCTGCTTCTTCGAGAAGCATCCGATAATGATTGAGTTGTATTTCCGTTTCAGGCATGTCTGGCTCGCATTGGATGCGGCGGTATTCTTTTTTGGTTTTGGGTTCACCTTTTCGTGGTCCAGTTTTATAAACTTCACCTGTTGGAATATCGATTGACTCAATTTTAATACCTAATGCGCTGGCTACCTTGTAACTTCCCCATGTTTTGCTATCATATAAAGCCTGTTCTTCGGGAACATAGAAGTCAAATTGCCCTGAAGCGATACCATCGCATAGTCGTTCTTCTGATAATTCATTGTCTGTAAATTCTTCAAGAAAGGCGTGTGCTTTACTGCCTAATACCCGGAAAAGTTCATTCATGGGGTCTAAGCTATAATCGGTTTGAGTTATTTCAAGATAAGCCTCACGGGTGCCTTTTACAAGCATAGTAGTGGTTATAGATTCCGCACCTTTCCATTCTCTTTGTTTAGCAACCATTCGCAAGGTGCGTTTTGAAAGACAACGAGTAGACATACGGCATTGCACAAGACAATCTGCGAAGGGTATTTCTATTCCGTCAGGGCATCGGAATTTTGTTGCTGGCAATTTGTTCCCCCCTCAAACTTAGCTTTAAGACGCTCATACTCGACCTTTTCCCTGGCTTCCCTTACCCCCTCAAGGTGTATTTCTTCAACGGATTTAACATGCTGGCCCACCATCAAGGCAAAATCGTACACCCATATCTTGGTTTCATCGTATGTGATTTCAATATTTACATGGCGGGTTTTAGGTTTTTCCTGTTGCCATTTAACAAATTGATTTAAGTCCATATTGTTCCTCCTTTGATGTTGTTCTAAAAGGTACTCGATAAAACAAGGGTCGCAATACGAATGCCCGTCCTGCCCTTCATGTAATTTCTCGCAATACTCCCCGCATTGATAGCAGGAATGTGCTTCCCTCCAGCACTTAGGGCAATTGTTTTCGTAGTCGTCCAGTTGTCTCTCGGGCGTAAGCTCTCCGCAGTTATAGCAGGGATTGTATATGTGGCCCTGGCGGTCTTGGTAATAGACATAGCCGCAGTCGTCTACACGCCATAAGTTAGGGCCAACTTTGGTTTTAATATAATCTGGATATGCCATTAGGATATTGCCCCTTTATTAAGAATCGGTCCCTCAATTTCTGTTATGTTTTTAAAGAAAACGTGTTGTATTCTTGCTGTCACAAAACCAAGAAATATTTCGTCGCAATTGATGTTGATCACGTTCCTTTCGCCATCATCAGCAACCAAAACAAATTGCTTGATATTATCAAGAATATTAGTAGTTCCATTATTCTCAATGATTATTCTCAATAGTGTTTCCTCTTTTGTTGTAGCAGAGTGGTCTTGATGATTAAATTGTTGTGTCCGCTCTGCATTCATCTTTAATAGAAGGGAGGCCCTTTCGGGCCTCCAAGGGGAGTGAAGTATGGTAAACTATAAATGTTCTGTTTCGGCCCCTATAATGGGGCTTTTTTTATTGTGTAATCTCAATATTGTGTCCTGCGGCTTTAAGCAGTGCCATTGCCAGTTTGGTGCAATAGTCGGCTCCACCTTTTGACATCAACATATCTGCATCTTCCTTTGGGTTCCAATTAAAGGTAACGGTGAAGGTCAATGGTTGCGGTTTTTCTTTTAACTTTTCGGGTGGTTTAGGAATGGTTGTTGGTTGATGTGGGGGTTTTTTCGCTTCGCGATATGCCGCATAAATTGACTTCTCGCCGCTGTCCATCTGCTGGATTAGATCCTGCTGACCGCTTTCTACAACAGTTTTGGCTTGACGGTAGGTTTCTCGGTTCATATCAACAGCTTTGGCGGCAATCTCAGAGGATTTTCCTTGTGGTTGGCAAGAGGCAAAATTTTGTACTTTGCCACCAGTGTATTGGTTTCCTCTATCTCCGCCTCGTCGCCCATCCATCGCTTCTTCAATTCTTTTTGCGATTTCCACTTTCTCCGATACAGTTAAGTCCATCCTATGTTCGTTTTCTTCTCGCTCCATGCGAAGGGCGGTTATTGGGTCGTCGGCGGCAATATCAAAGATTCTCACCGGAATAGTCTTTAGCCCTAAGTTTTTACAAGCCTGTAGCCTGCGTCCACCAAATATTAATTGTTTGTCCGGTGTAATCCCTATAGGTTGTAACACGCCTACCTGTTCAATGCTTCTTTCAAGGGAATCAAGCCAACCATTGTTTTGTCGGATGCGGTCTTTAACGATGATTTCATTAACATTTATCTCTGCCATTTACGATCACCTGGTATTGGAAATTTTTCTTTATCGGCTCTACCTGTACTCCACCTTAAACTTTTCACCGATTTGCCATGTAAATACTTGTTCCAGGATTTAATGGTTAAAGCCATAACTTCTGTTTCCCAGGAAATACCTCGTCTTTCGGGAGGATTAATGAGACGGTCCCTAAGAAGGCTTATTGGGGAATTTACGGGTAAATTTGCGCCAGTCTTTAATCCTTCCATAAAAAGCATGGTTACTACATCATCTACTTCACTGCAAATAATAAGTGCTGCGATTAACGCTGAACCTGCGCCGCATCGTTTAAAAGGCAAAGTTCCACCCATTTCAGTAATGAATGGCTGAATATTGTGATTATTGATTTTGATATAATCAAGAATTTCATAATCAGCTATTTTTTTATAAGATTCATTGCCAAGCGCAAACGATGCCTTATCAGAGCATTTATCCCATGCAACAAGACGTTTAGCAATAGCGGCTGTTAAAGATGAGTGCTTGATTCCTTCCATACTGACAATATCACCGATAGTACGTTTTTTGCCCCTGTCAATTGTTCCAAAAGCTCTTGGATCATCTATTCCACGAATCAACAATAATGGAATTGTTAGTTCTGATTGAATTATTGCTGACAGTCGATGTTGCCCGTCAATAAGTTTGTTGTTTGAGTCAAACAAAATGCCTACGCCATTGAGTACCCATTTCCCGGCTTTCATTGCTTCGGCATATTCTTTTACCTTGGAAAGTGATATTGTTCTGTTCTTTCCTCTTGCTTTTAGCCATTTTTGCGCCATTTGCGGTGTTACCATAACTACCTGTGATTGTATGCTCATAATGTTCTCTCCTTTAATAATTTTCCTCCATTAACCCTATGCGCCGGGACCCCTCGGTAGGTTTTGCACTTGCGCACCATGGCAATTTTGTATTTCTCGATAAGTTTGCAGGTGAAACAGGTTATCATAAGCCTGTCCCTCCTTGTAAGTTTCTTGGGCCTCACCGCGTCCGGGGGCGTTTTCGTATCTATATGTATTGCAGTGTTCTCATTCTTCGCTACCGCGTCCGGTAGTTACTCAACCCCTCAATGGCCTTCTAGTTCCAGGCTACCCCCACCTGCTCGCCCCGGTTCAAAGACTCCAGGTATCTGCCGCCCAATGGGATAGAGAAGTCTATGGAGTTGTGACAGATATCACGCTCCTTAAAAATCTTGCAGGCTGTGATTACGCTAAATGCTTGATGGATAATTCCCTGATGATTCCTGAGTAGATTTCTTTAAGCCTTGGATCAGCCTCTATAACATCAATGCGGTTGATCTTGTTGACGGCGGTTTTGGTCGCTCCTTGCTCTCTGAGCCTGTCCTGGAGGTTCTTCACCCTGATAGATAGCTTGCAGCGCCCACGCTCCTCAAGGAGTTTGCAGGACTCCTCCCTGACTTCCCGGTATTCGCCACCACGGGCATAGGCTGTTTTGTTAAGCTCGTCCATTACCCATTTGCGCCAAGCCTTGTCGGTAGGGGCCAGGGTGTCTTTAATGTTTTGGATTGTTTGGTTTTGGCGCTCCTGTCCGGCTTCCAGGGCCTTGATTTGGCGCTCTTGACTTACTAGGCATTGCGCTATTTGAAGCGATAATTCGGCTTGGCTGACTGGTAATGAATAAGAACCGGTTTTACGGATTTGCGGGATAACTTCATGCGTAATCCAACGCTTAAATGATTTAGCCTCCGGCTTACGAGAACCAAGAATCAATGAATACAAACCGGGTTCATTAACTGCGTATACTTCCAAGGCTTTCTCGGGGTTTTGTGGGTGGTCGATTTCAATTCGGGTACATTCATCATCCTCTAGCCGGGAAACCGCTCTGCCGGTATCGCCTAATTCCAAAATGTCGCAAACATCTCTGGCAACAAACCACGGCTCACCATCAACGATTATGGTACGGACCTTGCTTCCGTCATACTGAAACGGTATTATCTGCTTCACGCTTGTCCCTCCTTTCCTCTGTTGGTCTTATTTACCAATAAAAAAGGGTAAAATTTTTACTCTTCTTCGATCAGGATTTCTTTCAGGTCAATGAGAAGGGCTTTTGTAATTAAGGAAAGAGTAATTATTCCAGGGTCTTGGGTCTTGCCGTTTTCAACCCTGCGGATCGTTTCGGCAGATAGTCCAGTCTTTCGGGCTAATTCTTCTTGGCTATATTTTCTAAGCTCACGAATTGCCCTGAGCTTCTTAAAATCGACCTTCATGTAATTTCACTCCGTTCGTTGTCATATTGTTTGACCCCTGTTTGTGCTGTGGTTATATTTTATGGCAAGTTGTCATATTTGTCTACATCAAAAACAATAAAATTTCATAAATATTTCACTACCATAAAAAACAATGTTGCTCATAATAGGTAAAGTAAAATCACAAAAGAAAAGGCGGACCGGAGTGAAACGGAGGGGAGCTTTTTCATGCGAACAGTAGGAGCATCACGCGACAAGAAGGTGCTGGATGGATTGGAAAAGTTTCGCTATATGACCACTCCACAAATTGCCGAACTAGAGGTTTAATTTCCTAGGGAATAGAGAGGGAAGGGGAGATAGAAAAGCCATCTATAGAGCAGAATAACCATTGCAATAGCCATAAATTGTTAGTAAAATAATATAAGGCCAATTGGAAGGAGGGTTGCAAAAGTGACTGATTCTGAAAAATTGGACTTGTTATTAAAAGAAGTACAGGAGCTTAAAAAGACGGTCAACGCAAAGGTCGTCCCAGCAGTTAATCGAATAGACAAACAGATAAGCATTATTTCTAATATGGTTCTAGCGCCTTCTGAAGTCCATAAGGTTAAAAAAGCCAAGTAAAAGTTAAAATACAAAAACCGGGTGATAATGCCCGGTTTTGTTGCTTTTAAAAGCCCCGGGGTGAGCCGGGGCGGGCGGTTATTAATCATTAAAATGATAATACTTTTTGCTGCACCTTCCCGTTGATACTATATTTTAAATACTTTAATAATTTTAATTCTCTCGTGCGATTGTAAAATGGTTGCTTAGAATACCAATCAAAAAAATTACTATCTCTTTTACTGCAATTGCAACTTCGACAAACTGGAATAATGTTGTTAACGCTGTATTCTCCTCCATTACTAACTGGAATAAAATGTTCCTTTGTTAGATTGCCTTTTGCTCCGCAGTAAGCGCATGAATTATTAAAATGTTTCAAGGCTCTCTCCCAATCAAGGCGAGTAAAACTAGCTTCTAATCCTTTTTCCTGAGCGCGTCTTTTATGAGCAGCTTTTTGAAAGTATTGATTGTATCTTTCTCTGTTGGCGCGCCTTACTTTTCGTTTGTCTTCTCGTATTTTGTCTTTATTGTTTTCCCATCGTTTTTTATCGCGTTCTTTTCTTTTGTTTACTTGCTCAGGATTATTTTTCATATAATTTTTGTAATATTCGGCTTTTTGAGCTTTTATTTCGTCGTATAAATTGGGGTTACTTTTTTTTAGTTCTATTTCTTTTTGTTTTTTTTGGCTGGATATTTTGTCCTTATTTTCTTGTTGGTATTTTTTACTTCTCTTGTCCATTTCTTCTTTATGAGTTAAGTAATATTCCTTGTAAAATGATTTTCGATATTCTTTCCCGCATTCTATGCATCGCCCTCTAATTCCTAATTTACACGTTTTGCTAGGTTCAAAGAACTCTTTTGTTGCTGGCAACAATTTCCCGCATTTGACACATTGTCGAAAAAGCACTCCATCAATTTCAGTTGTCTTAAGCAATAGTATCCTTCCTTTTCGGCTGCATTGTAATAAATAACATAACTTGCTATAATTATAGCAAAATACATAATGTATATCAAGCTATAATGCTATAAAAATACATGGAAAGGGGGTGGGGCTTTGAAGCAGATTAACGTCCGATTAGATGAGGATTTTTTAAAGGAAATCAAGAAGAAATGCATAGACAAGGGAATAACTTTTCAAGAAGCAGTAAAGATAGCTTTAGAAAAATGGTTACAAGAAAATCAAGGATAGGCCAAAAACCTATCCTTTTGTTTTTACCATTATCGCGGGGTGGCCGGGCTCTAATCTTCTGGTGTTGGTGGTTTCTTCTTATCCATCGCCTTTACTTTGGCATCCAGTTCAGCCTGGTTTATATGCAAATATTTTTCGGTTGTACCTATAGAGGTATGTCCTAGCAATTCCTGTACGTCCCTAATGCTTAATCCTGCGTCAAGACAGGTTGTGGCGTAGGTATGCCGCAACGTATGCGGACTAGGCAACTTTTTTCTTCTCCCATCTTGTATATATACCTTTGCTTTTTTTGCGATACGGGTTAGCATATCCCGTACATTTCGCTGTTGCGGTTGCGTCCCCTGGTTGGTGCAGAAAAACCACTCAGAGTCAGGTCTAACAGCATCCCATTCAGACAACCAAAAGGCGAGTTCATCACCAAAAGGCACTACTCTATCCTTCCCGCCCTTCCCAAGCTGAATAAAAAACTGCTTTTTAATTAGGTCAACGTCCGGCGTTGTCATATTTTCTACTTCAGACACGCGGAGCCCGGCTTTTAGCATTGAGCCAATGATGGCACGTTGTCTCACGCCGTTATAGGTATCCAGGTTTATTGCGCTTAATAAAGCCTCTACTTGTTCCTGCCTAAGTGACTTGGGCAGTTTTTTTACTTGGCGTTTCTTGGTTTTAATTGCGTCCAGGTCCACGCCTAACAGATCGGCTATCTGTTGTGCCTTCTCCGGGTCTTTCTTTTTGAGCTTATTTAGGTCTATTTGCATGGGGGTCCCTCCTTAACTTGTAAGCGTTTTTTTGTTGATCTCAACTATTTAGTAATTCGGGATGGTTACTAACGGGTTCTGCCTCCTTAATGAGTCAAATATTCTAGAATTCTCTCAAGTCTTACCTCCACATAAGCCTGTTGTCGTTCTGTTAATCCGTATTTCTCCCGCAAAATATCGCTACATATGGGCTTCTGGTGGTCTATGAATACAGGGTCATTGATTATTTCCAGCATCAGGTCCCGAGCCTGGTCGGGCTTAAGTTTAAGCATGGCTGTTCCCTTCTTTCTCTCCATTTTAAGGGAACCGGTGCGCCGGCTCCCTGTTTTGTTTATTGTTAGTTCGCGTTATATTTGTGTAGTTGCCAATTATCGTCATATATTCCCACCCAGTCGCTCCACTTGCTTTTAACTATTTTCTTTTGTTTGGCCTTTTCACCGGTAAATTGTCCGGGCAGAGGCTTTCCGCTCTCAATGGCTATCTGTTGAATTTTTACTCCTGTCGCTGTTACTTTGATTACTTGATAGGCTTTATAAATACTATCGTCGGCAGGTCTATGCTTGCATAGTATGTCACCTTCTTTAAAAGGGTTTTCTAATGCCTCTTTGATTTCTTTAGCTTCGACAATTTCAAGTATTGCCGCATATGCTTCTTGTCCCGGCCAATCTTTATGATTAGGCCCTAAATCGTGCTTATAGGTAAAGTTTACCGGGCCGGTTCCCGTCACTTCCACGTTGCCCCAACGAGCTAATTTAACAATATAACCGGGTTTAATATTGTCCTTGCTAAATCTATTACCGCCTATTTCGTCCAGGCAATTCTCCATATAGCCTTGTTTATCTATTTCAGCCTCGATGCGCTCAAGGGTTTCCTCTATCCATTCTGTTACTTCTCTGATAGTGTAATTTGATAATTTTTCCCGGCTAATATATTTATCATCTGTTCCGGTTTCCAGCGCATGCAAGATTTCCTCATACCTTATCAAGTTTTTTTCCATCGCCTTAATGTTTTTCTTGCATTCTTTGATTCGGTTGTTTAAATATATCGGGTCTTTAAATTTCCGCATATCAGCGGTATTCTGGGCAATTGCCGCCCGGCTCATAAAGTATTTAGATTTCTTGTATTCCTCAAAGCCTTTTTGGTATCGCTCAAACATTCTTTCGCGCTGTCGTGTAAAAGCGCGGCCAGCAGAAGAATTTATGTTAGGCTGAGTAAAAAAAGATATATCACCATGACGGGAATTTATATCTTCTTGTAGATTTACAGCCCGTAGCTCGGCGTTAGTAGCATAGCTTTCAAAGCGTTCTGCCCGACGTTCTGCCCGTTCTGCTTGGCGTTCTACTTGTTCAGCATAAGATAATCTTTCCCCCTGCTTTTCTTCGCTGGTAAAACCTAGCTTTTCAGCTATCCGGCGCGCATGATATAAATTGCCTTCTTTTGCCCGACTTACCCAAGCTTGAGCGGTTCGGCTCCAAAGGAAATTGGCTTTTAATTCCCGTTTTTCATTGTCAGTTAATGCTTGATATTCGGCTTTATCAAAATGTAATTCGATTTTCAATGTTTCCCGGTTAAAAATATACGGTTTTGCCGTTGATATAGTCATCGCAAATACCTCCTTATCCCCATATTGCCGATTGAAATTCCGGCAGGTCACTAACAATGTAATCGGCCCAAATTGTTTCAATGTTTCTCAATGTTTTATATAAATCGGTTTCTGGTACTTTGCCTTCACAGCATTGGTATAAATAGCATTTTAAGGATTTATAAAGGGCGGGCATGTTCGCCGGTTCTCTTACGGTACTAGGGTAGGTTCTTAACTCTCCATCATGCCTTCCCTCGTATTTTTCGCTTAATGCCTGGGCGTTCATTAGCTCCATGGCTTCAAATAAGATTTCGCTGCATATAGGGTTAATTCTCGGCACTTCCTTTTGGTTGTTCTGTTTCCGGCAGGCTTTTCTTATAACGTCTTTGTCATAGGCACTAATATAAGTTTTTTCAGGCAGTCTCGGTGTAACAAAGTCCCATTCAATAAGATTTATTATTTGCTCGGCTAACATGGCCGTGGTTTTCGAATCCATAATAAATGCTGACATGGTTTTATTCCTCCTTTTATCATGTCGCCGGGGATTTCTCCCCGGCTTGTCGTTTAATTAAGCAGGGATACTTTCCTGCTGCTGCCTTTTTTCTTTTTCACCCTCGATCATCACTGATCCGTATTGATTTCTAATCCAGTCCATGCTTCTGCTTTTACGGTTGGAACTCTTATATTCAGCAGGTCGCCAGTACCATTCGAGCTTCTTTCTTGCCCAAAAACAACCGGCTTTTTTTAGTTCTTCTTTGTTTCGTTTGGTATCGCCGCTGATCCATAACCAGGAGCCACAAAGTTCAATATTAATTCCGTCAATATGCAGGAGCTTTAAAATCACTTCCCGGTATCCATCGTTCACATCGTAAATACTGGCTTTCTTTTGGTCCATTCCGGCTTTAATTCGGCTAAATTCGGTTTCATATTCCAGGTTAATTTGCTTCATGTTTTCGCCGTTGCCGCCTAAGTCTGGATGGTTCTTTTTGATTAGTTCTCGGTATTGTTTTTTTAATTCTTCGATTGTCTGACAATTAAACCATTTCATTATAAAAACCCCTTTCCTTTACTTTTGGTTAGGTCCGGGGTTAAAATGGTCTTGTGTGGGAGCCATTAACCCCGGTTTTTGGTTTCTTGGATTAGGCCCTGGTTGCAGCCGGGGCCTTTTCCGTCGTAATAATCGTAACAATATCATTTTCGCTCCGTAAACATTTCCCTGCTTTCTCCACCATAACAAGGGCTTTATAATGTGCGTCATGTCTGTCATAACCTGTAGCGCATGCCCTTGCTATTATTTCCCCTGCGCTGTTTTTAATTGTTCCGATCCCCAAAAACATTTTCTTTTCCTCCCTTCTCCGGTTTGACTTACTTAATCAGTCCTGCGCTGTTAATTTCCTCCTGACAGTCAATCAACCAGGCGATAATTTCGCCTATCGTCAGATCGTCGATGCTGATAATTTTCTTGCCGGTCCATTCGCTCATTTGGTCAAGCATTACCTCTTTTAATTCCTCCTGCTGGCCGGTGATGATTTGGGCTGCTAGATTATACCAGTATTCGTTCATCTTGTTTTTCCTCCTTTTTGTGTGGTGGGTCTTTTTCTTGCCCGCCCGGCCCCTGAGACAAGAGCCGGGCGGGATGGGCAAGCTAATCATCATGGTTTTTCCGCCATTGCCATTTTGAAAAAATGTATTCGGGGTCAATCTGTTGTCCTTCTGGCCACTGGGCCAAGAATCGCGATGCGGCGATTACTTCTTCCGCTGTTCTCGGCATCCCCGTTACTTCGCCGTTTTCGTTGACGTCCACTTTGTTGGCCCAATTAAACACCAACCAATCAAATTTAAGTGGCTCCTTAAAAAACGCACTAAAAACATCCTCGGCATTAGGGTTTGGTGGTATATTGTCCGCTGGTCCGTAGGCTACGCCGTTTTTGTCTACCACCACAGGGATACCATACTTGGATGCCGGATGATCGGTTGTTAAACAAAAATCTAAAAATGTTTCGCCAAGTTTGTACATTTTTCTTCCTTCCTTTCGTCGCCCCGTCCCCCTCCGTGGACTGCCGGGCTGATGAGCGCCGCCCCGAAGGGCATCGGACTTGCGCTGGTCACGCCTGCTAAGGCGCGGGCCTGGCGGCTACTGCCAGTCGGTCCAAAAACAGCCTGGACCATACCCGCAGGTGCGAGATTGGCCCGTCTCCAAGTCAATCTCAATATCATACTGTGGCACGCCATCTATAGCGACGTAGCCGCCGATGACTGAGCCATTCTGCTCAGTCTGGATAGTTTCAATTTTGTACCCGCTTTCACGGGTATTTAAAACTATGTTTTCCACCATTTTTTTCATATTATTTTCCTCCTTTCCCCCGCCGCCCGAAGTGCGGTCTTACGGGGTTGTGGGGCGTCGCGCCCCTTGCTTGATTATATGATATTATCCCTTTTGTGCTATGTCAAGGTTTTTCGGATAATTTTTTTAAACACCTGCAATGCCGATAAAATCGGGCTTTGCGGCTACATGCAAAATAAAAAATAAAATTTTCCCCCGCAAAAAAGATAAAAATTTTTATCGGCGCACCACCGGCAGCTATATATAGATAGCACTACTAGGCCGATGGGAGGGACAACCAGGCAAAAACAGCGGCAAAATGGCTAAAAAACGGCAACAGATATATATATATGATGATATGATGATAGTAAGCAAGCGTGGCGATAGGCAGCCGGGCTGATATATATGAGGGATTCCGGCGGCAGGCCGGTTTTTTTGTGGGAGGTGAGCGCGATGGCGGGACGGCCACGCAAGTTTACTCCAGAATCACTACTTGATGCTTGGCAAAAGTATATGCTGGAGTGCTCGCAAACTGGAAAATTCCCAACACAAGAGGGATTTATTATAGCCAATAATATTAATCATGATACTTTTTATAATTATCTATCACAAGAAGAATACTCCGACGCTAAAAAAATAATTGATGCCATGCTTTTAGATAAGACGGTTCAGGAGGCTATGCAGGCTAAAAATCCGGCTTTTCTTATATTTTATCTCAAAAACAAGTTTGGCTGGCGCGACCGGCAGGAGATTGATTCTACTATCTCTGGCTCCATAGAGGTACATTTCTCCGATCCGGATATGGAGCGATATGGAAAATAGCTGTATTTTTATTCATTTCTTTTGTATATATTCAGATTCTTTGCTTTTCCTCCGGCTTCAGGGCATTTTGCTTCATATTTTTATCCGCTTTTATGTATTATCGGATGGTGGCTGGGTGCCGGGTGCCGGTCAGTGCCGGCTGGTGCTGGTGCCAGGTCTGGTTGTGCCTTGTCTTGTCTGCCTGCTGCTATATGATATGGTGGTGAGCCGGAGCCGGAGCCAGGACCAGGGCATCAGGTAGTGGGTAGGGCGGCTGGAACCAGGAACAGGGCATCAGGGCCGGTTTCGGCCAGGATTAGGCCAGTACCAGGCCCCCCGGTATGCACCCCGGCCCCGGCTGTATGCGTGCATATAGGCATTATATCCCTTCATGGACAATTTTTCTCCCAAACACAAGCAGTAGCACTTCATCATGCAGTAACACTTCATCTGGTGGCGGTACTTCGGGTATGTTGTTGCGTTTGCAAATGAGGGTGGTGGGGGTGGTTGTTTACCCCCCCTATAGGTGTTTCCCGAAATTCCAGTACCTAGTGGTGGGGTGTGGTTTTATATTAGCCCCCCCCCGGTATGTTACCTTGGGTGGGTTGGAGTCCCGGAGGAGGTAGGGAGATTTTATAAAGCATGTCATGTAAACCTACATAGTATTCTTAATGCAGAATTACATGTTTTTTGAGAGAAATACCTTAATATTGGTGGTTTGCTGGCAAAAAGTATGGATTGATGGAAGTAATTAACAAAACGGGTTGAAACGCCGAACAGGAGGGGGGTGTAGAGAATAGGCAAAGGAGTCAATAAAAATAAGGTATGTCAAGAAGTCTTGACAAGAGAAATTGACTTGGACACGGGGGAACTTTTGCGCGAGGTAAAAAAGCAACGCCTCATAGCGAAGAAGTTTGACCCTGGCAAGGGATATTTATGGAGAAACCGCGGGGGAGGTGTTAAATCGTTTTTTGATGTTCCGTTCCCTGATGGCATGTCAATGATAGACCGCGGGCGCATTGCTACGTTGTCAAGGTATATCTGGGGTGACACTAACATGTTAGGATACCGCGGGTTTGGAAGAATCAAGCCGTATAGTGTAGAGGGAATCGGGAAGTTAATCGACTTAACTCCTGGACAAGCCGAGCTGTTTGTGAAGCGCATGATTAAATATACGGTTATAAAGGCAATACCCGTTAGGTTTGGAGACACGATTGAAATACAACATTACGTTAATCCATTGTTTTATTTTGTGGGGCCGCGGTTATCTGGTAACTTATATGCGTTGTTCCATGAGGAAATGGAGAAATATGTTCCAGATTACATCAAGGAAGCGTTTGCTAAGTCGGATAAATAAGTAAATAAGAAAGTGGCTGGCTTTAGATGCCGGTTAGAATTACTAGGTATGTTCAGGCTTTTGAACTGCTTAACATATCATATGGGCAAAAGGCTCAATCTATTGTTCGTATGCTTGAGAAGCAGGGGCATAGCGAGAAAAGTATTTGTTTTTCAGTTTGGAAATCGCAAGATAAATTACTACGATTAAAAGGTGATGAGCGATTTTGGGGCGCATTTATAAATTGCGTTCGGCAATGGTCTTGGCCGAAGGGAGATCCCCGTTGGGATGATTATTGGAAACGAAAGCGAGAAGAAGAAAAGGCTCGGGAAGAACAAAAGAAGCGAGCAGCGGAAATGAAAAAAGAGGAAGCCCGGATTATAGCGTACAGGAATCGTTATCCGGGCTTTGTTTATTCTATACAAGGTGAAAGTGGCGGGCCGATAAAAATCGGGTACACGCAAGATATTAAAGCCCGGCTAAGTTCTATACAAACGGGACACCCAGATATACTTGTGCTGCTGGCGTGTTTCCCTGGCAACACGAAGGATGAGCGTAAATTACATGAAAAGTTCGATGCTTTTCGGCTTCGCGGGGAATGGTTTAAGCCATCAGAATTTATATTAAAGCAAATTGAAGAAATAAGAGAAAAACATAAAGCGTTAAATGAAAGCAAGTTGGATTATCACCATAAATGGAGGTATCCAGCAGGAGTAAAAGTTGATAATTAGCCGGGGTTCTCCCGGTTTTTTAGTTAGCAAGGGCAGTTAGCGAGAAAGAAAGGATGATAGGAATGATAGTTAAGTATTTAGATGGTGATGTATGGGGCTACATTGACAATGTGAGACAGGCGGCGAGTCGAGGTATTGATTGCCTCGACCTTATTATTAAATACAATAATAGTCCTGAATATCAGGATGAATGTACCCCAGGAAACGGCGAGAAGGACATTGCTAGTTATTTGAATGGTGAAAAGCTTGCCGATGATATTGCGGCCTCAAATAAGGTTTTCACGATGACGACAAATGACTTAGATTCCCTCTTTGATGATTCGAGTTTTGGGAATTGTCATTCTGTAAACTTGATTGATGGGGCGCGGGCGTTAGAAAATTACCCCGCTGCGGGGATTGTGTTGTACCTCAACGATCACAAGGAGTACGATACCTTGATTTTGGTGACTAATCAAAAGTGTTTCCTGATGAACGACAAGGGCCAAACCATAGAAAGATTGGTCTAATTGGCGACTGCCCTTGCTGATTGGTTTTTTAGTTTAAGGAGGAAACAAAATGAAAAAATTAATAGTTAAACCAGTATTGCGATTTTCAAAGAGAGATAAACTTTTCAGGATTTTTAGGGTTGTTTACAACAAAGGCAATGTCGGGGACGGTAAGGGGTATTCAGCAAAAGTGTCATTAGCCCTTATGCCTGTATTGGTTGGGTTTAGAAAAGAATTGTTTGGATTTACGCTATGTTTTTTGGGGTTCAGGCTTCATCACAAAAAGGCTTATGGTGGATATTTTACTTAAAGCATGGTTAGCCGCGCCCCTCACCGGGCGTTGACTCATAGCTCATCTGCCAAGCGCAGAAGGAGTAACGGCGGCGTGAAAGCGTTGCCATCGAGTGGTGGCGGAATAGGTAGACGCTTACAAATTACTGTTTCGATGTGCCGAACGCGCATGGGTGAGCCTTCTCCCCATAACATGGCGGAGTCCGATACAGTTAGGACATGTAGGGTGCAAATCCCTGCCCACTCGAAAATTTTGCAACCAATAGAGGATGCGCACAGATGGTCACTGTATAGTGGCAGGGTGAAAAGCTTGTTAAGCAGAAGCAGGCAAGAGACACCTGGGAGGAAAGTATCTGCCTTGAGGTTGCACGTTTAATCTCCTCGCACAGAGTAACCGCCCCACTATCAGGGTGTCGGCGAAATTACGGGGATGTGGGCTTGCTTTCGCAGGCCCCGCGCGGTAATCGGCCCTGTCCCTTTGTCATTTAGCAGGAGGGGCAGGGCTTATATTTTCAAAACCCCCCGCTTTTTGAAACAAGGATTTCGTTATTTCATTCGGTGGAAAAAAGGAGCATTCCCATGAGTAGAAATACTGATAAAATCTCAAAGGCGTTAATAGCCAAAGGATATTCAATTGAATGGTTATATTGGCAGCCTATAGGTCAAAACGATGAAATGTGTGGTCCTAGTGGCGGATGGAATGTTTTAACCAAGGAAGGTGCCCATCTTCTTGATTACAACATAACCGGCATTATGGAGCAGATTAATAAACTGCCCGTTCTGGCGTAAGGAGGGATAATTATGCGAGAAAACGATTGGGAACGGAACCAGGAAGGCGACCTTTGTCTCAGTATTGAGGAAATTCATGGCTAAGGAGGCCTTGGTATGAAGGTTTACAGGCTGTTTGTCGACAAGAAGCCGCTATGGTGCCTTCTGTGTCCGTTGCGCGGCAGTTCAGTCAAAATAGAGATGCCCGATTGCGGCAGCAAAAAGACGGTTGATGCTGGCGATGGTTGGACGCAATCCGGGAAGGCACCTGATTCACGGTGCATATTGGTTGAAGCTCGGGAATAATGCTCTTCACGTCTAGCATTATTCCCGACAAAAATGCAAAGTACAGTTGGCAAAAGGGGTGATTATGTGGAGATACCCTACTTTCCGGGCAGGCGGTTGGGAATAACCCTTTACCGGCTAAGAATCGGCAAACTAAGACTGATGATAACGCCCTTATTTAAAATCAGGGAATTGCCTGAATACAAAGACGAATGGTTCTATAAAAGATGGTGGTTTGTGGACCTGCCATTTTAAAATCTATTTTAACAATGATGAAAGTATCCGGTGCTTATTAAAGTAAGTCACCGGATTTTTTAATAGGAGGTGGGCTCATGCCGGGACGACGAAAGAAACAATTCTTGGCATCCTTGGTATTCTTACCTTTGATGGCATGGTGCTTGCTATGCTTTGGTGGTTGGGAAACCAAGTGACAAGGAGGTAATTATATGAGTCAATGTTTAAACTGCCCTGCGAGTGATGGGTGTCCGGGGATGAACACGCCTTGTCCGTTTGGTGTGAGGTGGCTTCTTTTAGTGGAGATGCAATAAGCGAGAAAAAACGGGTGGTTAAGAGCCAACGAGTACAGGTTTTCTCCTCCTTCCCTGTATCTCGGCCCGTTTTAATAATTAGGTTTAACGGGTAAGTACAGGACATTTAGCCGAGGGGTGGGTGGCGGTTCTGTAAAAGCGAAAAGGGGGTGGTTAGATAGTGGCAACCGCAAGCAGGAAGAAGCAAGCGGCCAAGAAATTGGTTTTAAAAGGAAAGCCTAATCCGGCACAGGAGAAGTTTTTTCTTGCGACTGAGGCTCACATAGCATTCGGTGGTGCTCGTTATGGTGGCAAGTCATGGGCCATGAGGCGCAAGTGCGTATTATTAGCTTTATTGCATCCTGGTATTCAGATTCTTTTGCTTCGGAGAACCTTACCCGAGCTCAGAGAAAACCATTTAATTCCGTTGCTATCGGAATTAGATGGATTCGCTAAATATAGCCGGGATGAAAACGCTTTTATTTTTCCTAATAAGGCCAGGTTAAAACTTGGTTATTGTGATAATGATGCCGATGTTATTCAATATCAAGGGCAAAGCTATGATGTTGTGTGTTTTGAAGAAGCCACGAATTTTACGGAATTTCAATGGAATCAAATAAAATTGTGTTGTCGTACATCTGAAACTATTCAGGTTCCATTTAGGCCGCGCCGCTACTATACGAGCAATCCGGGGGGTGTCGGTCATGCTTGGTTTAAGCGAATATTTATAGATAGAGATTTTCGTGAGGGTGAAAACCCTGGTGATTATGTTTTTATACCGGCCAGGATATATGACAATAAAATCGTTATGGAGCGTAATCCCGAATATTTAAACGAGCTTAAAAGTTTACCTGAAGAATTAAGAAGGGCTTATTTAGATGGTGATTGGACAGTGTTCCAGGGAATGTTTTTCACTGAATGGAATCCTGCTATTCATGTAATAGAACCTTTTGAAATACCTATATGGTGGAAAAAGTTTAGATCATTGGATTATGGGCAAGATATGACAGCTTGTTTGTGGTGGGCAGTTTCGGATAGTGGACAATGTTTTATTTATCGGGAATTACATGAGCCCGATTTAATTTTGTCCCAAGCTGCTAAAAAGATAGTGGAAATGACTCCCCCGGATGAACATATAAGCTATACGGTTGCGTCACCTGATTTATGGTCAAGGAGACAGGAAACTGGGGCATCGGGGATGGAATTGATGAGTAAAGCGGGATTAAAGGGTTTGGTTAAGGCCAACAACAACCGCATACCTGGTTGGAGGCAGGTAAGAGAACATATTCACCCTTATCCCTTATTAGATAATAGTGGACAACCTGTTTTAGATGAGCATGGAGCACCTAAGAAAACTGCTAAATTATTGGTTTTTAATACCTGCAAGAATCTTATAAGATGCATGCCTTTGTTGCAATTTGACCCGCACAATTCAGAGGATGCGGCTAAGAATCCCCACAATGTAACGCATGGGCCTGAAGCACTTCGCTATGGTGCAATGTCCAGGCATCCTGAAATCTCTAGGCAAGAGAGGATGTTGTTTCCTCCTGGAACATCGGTAGCTGAAGCGGAGCGTATTCGGGGCAATATGGAGTTTGAGAAGGTTTATCAGAATATGCAGAATCGTGGGGGGATATATGGAGGGTGGTAGTTGTGGAATGTTTTAACATTAAGTAACAAGAAGTCCCCCACTTCTTAAGTGGGGGATGAATTGCTAAAGTTTTTATATTTTTTTACCAAATCCTCTATAGCTTCATCAAGAAGTTTAGATATTGGTATTCTTGTTTTTTCTGATACCATTTTTATTTCTTCATAAAGTTTTTTATCTATTGCCGAACCTATGCGAACTCTATTTTTTAGCGACACAATAACACCTCCTAATAATATTATATTATAATAAAAAAGTGATTGCAAGTAGTATCACTTTATGTTATAATACAAATAAGGAGGTGATATTGTTGTTAAAGGCCTATAAATACAGGATATATCCAACAAAAGAACAAGAAGAATATTTTGCTAAGGTATTTGGTTGTGTAAGATTTATATACAACAAAATGCTTGCTGATAAAATAGAATACTATAAAAAAACAGGAGAAATGCTAAACAATACACCTGCAAAGTATAAGAAAGAGTATCCTTTTCTAAAGGAAGTAGATAGTCTTGCACTTGCTAATGCACAACTGAATTTAGAAAAAGCATATAAAAACTTTTTTAGAGATAAAAAGATAGGCTTTCCAAAATTCAAGAAAAAGAAAGGTTGTCAATCCTATACAACAAACAACCAAAACGGGACAGTAAATATAGAAAATGGACACTTAAAAGTTCCGAAGTTAAAAACAAAGATAAAAGTAAAACAACATAGACTATTTGAAGGCAAAATCAAATCAGTAACAATATCAAAGACACCTACGGGTAAATACTATGCTTCAATACTTGTAGAAACTGAAATAGAAAAATTACCTAAAACAGACAAAAAAGTAGGAATAGATTTAGGATTAAAGGATTTTTTAGTGTTATCAGATGGAACAAAGATA